TGACCTGGAGTATGGAGACAGGGTGGCAGAAGCAGCCACGGTCTTCTCTCGGTTCAGTACGAATGTGACATCGGCAACGGTGACACAACGAATCTTGGAATCAACATTTGCTTCATTGAAGTATGCCGTTGTATCGGGAATATTTACGGTCTTCTCCGTACCGTTGATGTCGTAGACCTTGATGAAACTGGTTGAACCGGAGTTCTGCCGACCAAAGATCACCACATACCGCTCGGCCTCTGATCGATTGATGACATGCACCGCAGCCGAATCGAACGACAGTTCTGATGCGCCGTTCTTAAGGACCGCAACATGCTCCGATGGGGGACGCTTGGTCAAACCCTCAAAGGCGGATGCCAGGGCGTTCTCCTGAACTTCGCACTGATTAGGTAGACGAAGCGAGGGGGGCTGCTGAGAAACGCCTCCAGCCAGGTTCGGAACACTTGTGGAGATGAGGGACATCAGGAGATCCGGCGGCTCACATTGGTGCGGTCAATGATGACGCCAACATCGTAGTTGTCGAAGATGCTGTAGTCGCCCGTGTCACACTCGAACTCCTTCAGGTCGCCAAGGGCCTTGAATTCGTCCTGAATGGTGAAGCCATGGTGCTTCTCAGATCCGACCATGCGGTCACCGAAGATGCGACCAGCCCTGATCATGATGAACTGGCGAGCCGGCTGGGGCAGATCCTCGAACTCCAGCAGGTAAACCGCGGTCACCTTGAGTTGACCCGAGAAGACATCGGTTCGCTTCTTGCGGTTGTACAGGGTGGAGCCGCGGGTCACGAGGTCGATGTCCGAGGACTCGTTTGCATCTTCCAAATCAACCCTGACAATGTTGTCGGCAAGAGCGATCTTGCCGTTCATGTCAGGGTTCATCTCAACATCCTTCTCGGTGTTGAAGTGCCAGCCGGCACTCTGAGTCTCTCGAGAGACCTCGGTCAGGATGTTCAGGGCGATCAAAGCGTCAGCCCTGGCGGTACCAGAGATCGAGTTGATCGGAGGCTCTCCGATGATCGACAGCATCGTGTTCACAGCGTCAAGTTTGGTGGTCTTGCCGATGGCCATGGGGTCTCCGGGTTAGTGTATCGAAAAAGGGAGCCACCACCTTTCGATGGTGGCCCCCGTGGGACTCACTCAGTCAGTGACGATCAAGCAGCCTCATCGCCACGCAGCCAGTAGCAGCACTCGTTGCGGAGGACGCCGTGGCCCATGGCGTACTTCGCGACCATGAGGGTGCCCTGACGCTCGATGCTGTAATCACTCTCCACACCGAGGTCGAGGAGCTTCACGGTGCCCACGGCCTCCTTCTGGAAGATGATTCCCTTGCTACGCACGAAGTTGAACGCGCCGTAGCCGGTGCCGCTAGCACCGAAGACATCGTTCGAGACCTGCGAGCTGTTGTGCGGCGCAACGCCAGTCGTGGCCTCATCCGTGGTCGGAATGTTGTTCGACTTCAGGATTCGGATGCCAGCGATCTGGACGATGTAGCCACCAGCCTTGCTACCGTTGCCCTCGGGGTTGTAGTCCCGACTGATCGCGTCCTTGTTGAAGTTGACGAGCTGGTAATACACCTCGGGGGTCACCACGGCATAACGATCAGCCTGGGGAACGCCCTTCTCGTCCATCTTCTGAGCCGCCGTAAAGAACGCGGTCGTCATGGCAGTAGCCAGCGCGTCGCCGGCAGCAGCCTCATCGTTGTAAGTGATGGTGTCACCGAGGTAAGCCGAAGAGCTACCACCAAAGCGGTCGGTAGCAGCAACAGCACCCGAGATCACGGTGCGAATGAGGTTCTTGTCAGCCACATACGCCAGCTGACGACCGATCTCCGTCGAGTAGATCGAACGGACATCATAGTGGTTCTTGGCTTCATCGATGTTGGCAATGAAGGCCGAGGACACCAGCATGTCGTCAATGTTGATCACGATCTCAGCGTGCTTGATGCGCGACAGGTACTTCGTTGCGCCGCTGCCGTTATCGGTGGTCATCAGCGACTCACCCGGAGTGTGGTAACCAGCCGTCGCAACGCCAGTGGTCGGGAACTGAGCCGACTTGCCGCTGCTGATGCTCCGCACGGTGTGCAGCGGCATCATCACATTCTCAAGCTCGAAAGTCGTGAGGACTTCGCCAGCGAACTGCTTCAGGAAGAGGGCGTTATCGTTCGCCCAGCTACCACCAGTAAGGTTGCTCTGTCCCAGACGGGACGGAGAGGTTTCCATGTATGCCATGGTTCAAATGCTCCAAAAGTTGATGTGGGCGGTGTTGAATTTCAGGGTTTCAGATAGACGCCGGCTGGAGCTTCAGTTATCCGTCGCAACGGGCTGAGGGCTAGCGTTATCTTCCAAACCTGGGACTGACCCTGCATACCACCCTTCGGGCAGGGTCACAGCGTTTTGAGACAGCACCCATTGGGTACCATCCCAGTAATAGACATGACCCCGGACATCGGGGCCAAGTCTTACGAGGTTCTTTGAGGGCTCAACGAATACCACCCTTGAGCCGCCGCATGCGATCAGCGAAACGCTGAGTCCAAGCAGCAGGCACAGGGGCAGATTCAGAGCCAGTAGTGGGCTTCTTGACATTCTCGATCCACGCATCGAGCAACGCCTTGAAGAGCCCATAGATGATGGCAGGAAGACCGGTCACTCGCCGTTCTTCTTGAGGTTCAGGCGGGCACCGGTGTAACCCAGGCTCACCAGGGCAACCACTGCGGTACCGAGCATCTGACCCCAAGCGGATTCGTTGGGGACAATGCCGGCAGCCTGCACGGCACCAAGGGCAACGGCAATCAGGGACAGCCAAAACTCGGTGGTCTTATATCCGGGCTTCATCGCTTGGGGCCTCCAAAGACATCGCTGACACGAAGTCGATCCTCGACATCCTTGCGGTAGGCGGGATCACTCTTGTAACGGGGATCACGCATGGCGGTCGTCAGTTCCGCCAGCGAACGGAAGGCGTTAGAGCCCGAGGTGGACATGTTGCCCTGGATCAGACGGGGCTGACCAGCAGCCGACGAGTACCGGGCATACAGGCCACGGACGGCCATCTGGATCGAAGCCTGATTACCGCTCTCAATCAGCGCGTCAAAGGCATCAACCTCATCCGGGGGGAGATTCTCAGCAGCCCAGTTCACCATCTGCTGGTAGTTCTGCTGGCCACCAACCGACTGGTAGACCGAACTGACCTGAGCCTCAGCAACCGCTCGCTGACCGTCGATGTACGAATCGATCAGTTCACGAGAAATACCCTTGGCCTCAAGGGCCTTGTAGCTCTTCTCGGAAATCTGCCCGCTCTCGGCAAACTCACGAGACATCGGCTCAACATCGGCCGCCGTCAACCGCGCTGCCGCAGCTGCCGCCTCAATAGAGTTCTCACTCTGAGCGGCTCCAGACAGTCGCGACTCAAGTTCGCGATATGCCTGCGCGAGATCTTCCGCAGACTTGAACTTCTCAGGCAGCCATTGAGGACGATCAGCGACGGTGCCGGCAGGGTTCTGAAGGCCCTGCTCAGCAATTTCACCAACCTGCGATCCATTGAGGGGGGCTCCCTGGGTGTTCACGGGGGCGTTCGGCGGTGCGGGGGAAGTCTGAATCTCGATCCGGTCCATGGATGCTCCTTATTGCTGGGGCTGGCCCTGCATGCCCTGCATCATAGCCTGTTGAGCGACAGACGAAACCATAGGCATCGCCTGACTCATGGCATTTTGATAGGCAGCGGCCTGCGCCTCAGACTGAAGTTGCTCCTCGCTCTTGACCAGTCCATTGGTCTCGATTCCGAGGGCTGCTGCACGACGAGTGAGGTATTCACGGACATCCACATACTGCTGGATGACCTGGGGTCCCAAGACCTGACCAATGCCGGCCAAATACACATCCAGCCGGTTCAGATCGTTACCTCGACCAAGGGCCTCAATGCCCGTGATGATGGCAGGGGTCACATACTTCTTGGGAACCTTGGGAAGACGCTTTTCGCGCTCCATCTGCTCCATGATCTTGTAGACCAAGGGCAACTGGAACTCGAGCGAGAGCAGGCTGTAGATGCCGCCAAGCTGACGCTCGATGCTCTGCGTGACCAGTCGGACCTCTTCAGCCGTGACGCGCTCAGCGTTGCGAATGCTGGCCTCGGTCAGCAGAAAGGCGTAAGACAGCCTCTCAGAAATGGAGTTGATGGTCTGAAGGGCGGTAGCAAAGTCGGCCTGCTTACCAACCTGAAGAACCGACACATCGCCAGCCGAGCCTTCACGGATTGCACCGTTGGGTGCCTTGGCCAGCGTGGAGGCTCGAGTAGAGCCGTTGGGGTTCACAAGGAACAGGACCTTGGACGAAGCCGCGGCTCCCTCGACAATGACCTGCGACAGAGCCTCAAGCGACTTCAGGTCACCAAGGTACTGCTCCACATAGCCACGGCCATAGTCCTCACCATCAACCCGCATCATCCGCAGGGCAATGAATGGAGACTTGCTTTCATCGAAGATGCCGTAGGTACCGGGAACAATGGTGTTCTTGACCTCCTGCCACATCTCCACCTTTCCGTCTTCGATGGCGTGGATGCAGGTGTACAGGTCCACATCTTGAGTACTGGCATCGTGCTGCTGAGCCACGACCATACGGGCCTCTTCAGGCAGCATGGAGATAGCCACAGATTCCTTGATGATTGCCCGTCGAACCTTGCCCATGGGGCAACGCTTGACGACATAGCGATCCATGCGAATGACTCGCATATGACCGCCATCAACAGGGAAATACAGGCCAACATTGCCCGAGATGATCA